GCAATAACCTCACAAGATTATAAGATACCATTTCAGCCAGGTCTAATTGATGATGGTGGTTCATCTAACTTTAAAACAACTCCAATTAAATTTGAATTACCGGAAGAGTATGTAGGTCAAGACCAAATCCTAATAAATTCAGAAAGAATAATTTTATCATCTAAAGCAAATGAGATGATGTTCTTCTCCAAAGGTAACTATGGATTTATATCTGATGGTAAATTTACAATAGATAATGGAGAACAAGGAGCTGATTTAGATTTCGGTGGAGAAGTAAACATTACCACAGATAGAAACAACTCAAACTTTTATATCAAAACAGGTAAAGGAAATGTTTGGGTAAATACAAATGATAATGGTGAATCAAAAACCACAGGTCAAAAAGAACCATTTGCAAGAGGAGAAACTTTAGTTCAAACATTGGATAAGTTAATAACAGCAATAACAAATCAGATATATGCAACACCATCTGGACCAACTGCAAAGGGCCCACTTAATGTAGCAGAGTTTGAAGCAATTAGAGCAGAATTAGATACTATAAAATCTACACTTAATTTTACGGAGTAATAAATCATGTCTTGGAACTTGTTCAAAGTAAATATGTTAATGTACATGAACAATCCGACAGGTGTTGTTTCATTTGCACAATATGCTGCTAAACTTGCATTAGAGTACGATATGTGTATGAGACGAGGTGGGGAGCTTATAAGTAAAAACCCAGTCATGGTAGGTAATCCAGCTTTGTTTACTCAAATGATGGTAGTAGCTCATTTACAAGCTTTGGGTAAGGGTACACCTGGTCAACACGCATTTTTAAAAGATGTTGGTCAAGCGGTAAAAGCATATTGGACCGGAGCAACTCTTATACCATTCCCAGTAACTCCAATACCTGCAAGTGGAGCAGTACAAAACCTTATAATCAATCAAGCATTAGTTACCGATTCAGGTAAATGGCCAAATGTTCCATTTGAAATCCCAACAAAATCTTGTTTAACATTTATAAATGCAATGGTGTTATTTATGCAAATTCATTTACTAACTTTAAAGGGATTGTATTTTACAACTTCATTATATCCATCTGCCCCTTCACCTATTGCGGCACCTGGTGTAGTTAATTGGACAGCATATACAATTCCAAAGATACCTTTTCCTGGTTTACCAAAAAGTAATAGTGATGATGACTTGGATAATTTAAATATTAGTATATTTCCACCAATACAAAGTGGACAACAAAGTGGAGAATCTGCAGATATTGATAATAACTTAGCTTCTTTTCTAAGTTCTACTGATAATAACGAAGAAAAGATACAAGCTATATTAGATGCTGAATTACAAAAAGATAGATTAGGAAATGAAAGATTCTTTACAGAAGCTGAACGAAATTTAAAAACTTTAGCAGAAATAGTTGAAGAGAGTAAAGCTGGAAAAGAAATTAATAAATCATTAGCACAAATACGAGAAGAATTAATTAGAGAAAGAGATAAGTGTTGTGTTGATTGTAGATAAACCATAAAACTAACAAAGATATATTTATATTAAGATAAAAGAAAACAAATTACAATGGATTCAAAAAAATTAGTAAAAGTAATAAAAACAATAGTAGAAGCTGAAGTGGCTAAGAGACACGAACAATTTCTAACAAAAACTTTTCCTAAAATATTAGAGGAAGAGGTAGCTCGTAGAATGAACCCAACCCAGACAATTGTAGAGGATACAATAACAGAGGTAGACCCATTCAAACAAGCAGAACTTGCTTTACAAGAAGAAAGAGAAGAACCTCAAAGACAATTATCAAAAAATGACGTCTTGAATGAGGTACTAAATAAAACAAAACCATTTACTAAAGAACAGAGAGCAGGTGGTACACAACAAACAAAATCTATTTTAGATTCATTTCAACAACCAGTAAATGAAACTATGGATAAGACGGTTTCATTTAACCAACAAGGAGCACAAGCCGGATTGGGTGGAATGAGGGCTCAAATGGCAGCACAGATGGGGTATGGAGATATGCCTGGAGTGAGTGGAGCTAAGAAAGATGGTTTGGGTGTTCAGACAGGATTAGCTGGATTAGATAGAATTCTAAACAGAGATAACTCTGCATTAGTTAAAAAGTTTAAAAGATAATGATACAAGGATTAATTATATTAGTAATGTTGGGAGCTTCAGTATTCGTTCTTACCAAAACTTTAAAAAAGAAAAGTTCTGGTGATTGTGGATGTGGAAACTGTCAATGTGGAGGATAAGAAGTGGCATACATTTTAGGTAAAAAAATAATAAAGGATACCGAAGTAGAATTTGATAACCATGCTTATGGTTTTCAATATCCTACTAATGGTGGTTCTATATTTGAACCTACCTATACATCATATGAGGCTGCAAAAACTAATTTAAGAAACCTTCTTCTTACTGCAAAGGGTGAAAGAATAATGCAACCAGAATTTGGTACTGGTTTACATGAACTCATCTTTGAACAAATAGGAGATGATTTTGAAGATAGGTTGGTTGATACAATAACTGAAAGTGTAAACTTTTGGTTACCATATATCAATATTGATGAAATAAATGTTGAATTGACTGATGAAATGAAGGATAAAAATCAAGTAGGAATGGATATAAAATTCTCAGTAGGAGATAACGTTGAAACCGATAGTGTAACTTTTACAATACAGGGGTAATAATATATGGCACTTAATAAAGGAAACATAAGAACAAAGGGTAGAGATATAAAATATCTTAATAAGGATTTTTCTGAATTCAGAGATAACCTTGTTGAATATGCTAAAACATATTTCCCAACAACTTACTCAGATTTCAACGAATCATCGCCAGGTATGATGTTCATCGAGATGGCATCCTACTTAGGAGATGTTCTTGGATATTATATTGATGATACTTTGAAGGAATCGATGTTACATTCAGCTGAAGATAGAAGTAACGTTGTTGCTCTTGCAAACTTCTTAGGATATAAACCAAAAGTTACATCACCTTCATTAACGAGGTTATCCGTATATCAACTTGTACCAAGTAAAAGAAAAGCTAGTGGTGATTTATATGATGGTGATAATCGTTTTGAGTTGGATGAAAATTATTTATTAAGAATTAAACAAGGAATGAATATTACATCTGATTCTACTGGTCTTACTTTTATTACAACAGAGTTAGTGGATTTTTCAGATGTAACGGAAAGAGAAGTTAGTGTATATGAAAGAAACGAATTTAGTGAACCAGTTTATTATCTAATCAAAAAATATGTAAATGTAATATCAGCTGAAGAACAAAGTGTGACTGTATCATTTGGGTCTCCACAACAATTTTCAAAAATAGATTTATCTGATACAAACGTTGTAGATATTTACGATGTAAGAGATTCTAATGGTAATAAGTGGTATGAGGTTCCTTACTTAGCACAAGAATTAGTTTATACTGATTATGCTAATATAGAATCTAATGATAAAGATTTAGCACAATTTAAAGAAACAGTTCCTCAAATTTTAAAAGTAACAAAAACATCAAGAAGATTTGTAAGACAAGTAAACGCAGATAATACAACAACTTTAGTTTTTGGAGCAGGTAATTCTACTGCATCTGATGAAACGTTTCTACCAAATTTTAAAAATGTAGGATTAGGATTAAGTAACTCAATAGATAGATTAGGTGCATCATTTGACCCGGCTAACTTCTTAAAATCAAAATCATATGGACAAGCACCTGCTAATACAGAACTAACAGTGACTTATTTTACTGGTGGTGGTGTTAATGCAAATGTACCTGTAAACGATTTAACAAAAGTTGATGCAATAGAATTTGATGAAGATTTATCTTTGTTCGATGATGATGAATTATCACTTTACAGATTTTGTAAAAACTCAATAGCAGTTGATAATGAAGCTCCTTCTACTGGTGGTAGAGGTGAAGAAACTATTGATGAGATTAGAGAAAATGCTTTAGCTATGTTTGGTTCACAAAATAGAGCAGTAACAAGAAAAGATTATCAAGTAAGAGCATTAACATTACCTGCTAAGTATGGTGGGATAGCAAAAGCATATTGTGCACCAGATGGACAATTAGATAATAATTCACCATCATCAATATTATCTTCTCCAGACTCATTAGATGAATTCGCAGGATTAGTATTGGACTTACAAGATAGAGATTTAACAGAAACAGAATTAAAAACTGAACTTCAAAAATATTTAGGTAACAAAAAAGGAACAGCAAATGAAAAAAACAATCCATTTGCTATTAATCTATATGTTCTTGGATATAATTCTAATAAGAATTTATCTAATATGAATAGAGCAGTAAAAGAAAACCTAAAAACATATCTATCAGAATATAGAATGTTAACAGATGGAGTAAATCTATTAGATGGATTTGTGATTAATGTTGGGGTTGATTTTGAAATTAGAGTATTTAACTCATATAATAAAAGAGAAGTATTATTAGAATGTATTACTGAAATCGAAAATTTCTTTAACATAGATAATTGGACATTTAATCAATCAATCAATATTTCTGAATTAGAATTAATCATAGCATCAGTAGAAGGTGTACAATCAGTACCAAAATGTGAGATAGTTAACAAATGTGGTGGTGCATATTCTAAACACAAATATAATATTAAAAATGCTACCAAAGGAAAAATGGTTTTCCCATCAATTGACCCATCGGTGTTCGAATTGAAATTTCCAGGTAAAGATATAAAAGGGAGAATTGTATAATGTATCATTTTGTAACAGCATCAAAAGATGCAACGATTTACTTACAACAACCTACCCAAAATACAGGTAGAGATGAGATATTAGAAATCTCGAAAACTTACTATGGAAGTTTGAAGGATATTGCTCGTTCTCTTATAAAGTTTGATACAAACGCAGTATCTGAATCAATTGTAAGTGGAGATATAACTATGAGTTCGGCTGATTTAGTTATGAGAGAATGTGAATCCTCTGAAATTCCAATTGATTATACAATATATGCATATGCAGTAACTCAATCATGGGAGATGGGTATTGGTACTCGTTTTGATGAGATTACTACTGATGGTGTTACTTGGAATAAAGTTAGAACAGGAGTTAATTGGTTATCATTAGAAGAACATTCAGCTGATACAACTGGTTCATTTAATGGTAAGGGTGGTACTTGGTTTACTGGTTCTTATTCAACACAATCATTTTCATATGAAACATCCGATATTGAAATGGATGTTAAAACCACTATGGATAGTTGGATTAGTGGTTCTTTACCAAATGAAGGATTTATACTAAAATATACATCATCATTAGAAAATGATGTAAATGATTATGGACAATTAAAATTCTTCTCAAAAGAAACAAACACTATATACCAACCTAAATTAAGAATTGGTTGGGATGATTCTTCGTTCTCTACTGGTTCTTTAACAGAACTTACCGCTGATGATATTCATGTAACATTCAAAAGATTAAAGACTAGATACAAGCGTGGAAGTAAACCTGAAATCAGAGTTTTCGGAAGAGAGAAATATCCTCTCAAAACATATACCAATCAATACTCTTACACAGATGTAAAATATTTACCATCTTCAACTTATTATCAAGTAAAAGATGTAGTAACAGAAGATGTAATTGTTCCATTTGGAGATTACACAAAAGTTTCGTGTGATTCAAGTGGTAACTACTTTAAATTAGATTTAACAAATTGGGAATATAATAGAGATTATTATATTGAAGTTAAAGTAGATAGGAATGGTGTAATAGAATACTTTGAAGATAAGGATTTAACTTTTACGATAGAGAAATAAAATGGCATTAGATAACAAACTTAGAGTATCGGAGTTAGTACAGAGTGGTTCACGAGCAATCATCTCTGAGGACCCGCTTACAAAAACACATACGTTTTTGGATGGTGGTACTGCTTTCGTATCTGAGTCTGCAACTGAACCTTATGACCATATTGAAGGTGAAAGAGATGGTGAATTAACTAACTTCATTGAAAAACCAAAGTACGATGAAGAACAACTAAAAAAAGCAGTTGATACAGAAATCGATGAGTTAATTTTACCTCCATTACCACCTGACCCTGAGGTTGTACCTAAACCTGTTTATGATGATTTACTAGAAAGATACAATCAAGCTATTGAAGATTTAGGTATAGCTAACGATAGAATTAGAGAATTAGAAGCTCAAGTTGCTTCACTACAAGGACAGGTTCAAGCATTACAAACTCAATTAGATGCAGCAAGAGTTGCTCAGGCAATAGCAGAAAATCAAGCACAACAAACTAATATAAAGTACGCTGATTTACTTTCTAAGTTTTCAACTGCCATTATCAAATCAACAAAAGAAGGGATTCAAAGAACTTCGTTAAACGCACAAGTAGAAGGTTTAACTGCACAAAAGGATACATTAAGAGAACAGATTGTACAATTAAGACAGTTAGTTGCTTCTCTACAAGGGCAAGTACAAACTCAATTAGATATTTTAGAAGCACAACAGGCAGCTGCAGCATCTCAAATATCAGGTACTCAAGCAACTCAAACAGCAGTTGCAGGTGGATTCCAAGATATGGGTGATGGTGATACCTATATTAAATTTAGTCCCGATGATGCTAATTTTGATGGACCAATTTCAATTGCAACTAAATGTAAAAAGTATAGTGGACCTGGTAGGTGGTATGGTGGTGAAACTTTAGAAATACAAAACCTTAAAGATGCAGATGCAGATGGAAATGCTCCTTCGGTTACTGGAGTAACAGTCAGAGTAACTTCACAAAGTGGTGGTAAATGGAGAGGTTCTAAGAATTGGTTTAAACCTTCTTCTCAACCAAACATTGCAAGAGGTGAAAGAGGAAGTGTTACTTTTGTAGCTGAATCATGGATTCATGGACAAAATGGTGGTTCTAATCAAGTAGAACCATCTGAAGATTTACATGGTAAGTCATGGGGATTCCCATCAAGAGATGCAAAAACCCATACTGGTAATTTTGAACTAACGATTAAATATTCTGATGGTGCAACGATTTCAAAGAGTTACAAATGGAAACTTAGAAAAAATAAAGATAGTGGACCTTAATAGATAAAGATGGCAATAAAAGGATTTAAACAAGTAGTAGAAAAGAAGGGATACCGACTTGATGACAAAGATAGAAAAATCTTTGAAAAAGAAATCAAGCGCGGATATTTCGGATTTGATGTTGGTGATATCATCGAGTTTGTAATCTATGATGCCTCCGATAATCAATTACCACAAGAATCCGTTGATGGTAAAAAAGTAAGATATATTTCTTATACTGATGAGAATATAAAAAAATACTTTGATAAAGTACCTGAAAATAAATTCAATAAAAAATCTAATAATGCACAAGAGTATTTTATTGATACCGAAAAATTATTAAAAGAAGCTGGATATTCAAATGGAGTATTCAAAACTCAAATTACTTTATTGAACAGAAGATTGGGTTCTGAACCAAGATTGTTTGATAAAGTTTGGATTCATGAGATATCACCATCAAGAACAGAGGTAAGAGTTTTACCTGTTGTAGAAGATGGTACATCAATACCTAACTCAGATTTACAAGCAAGATATGATACGTTTGTAAATTGTGGTACATTTACCGCAGATGTTTTAATATTTTTTGATGAGTTTGTAACTCAAATGGATGTTGCAAAGGTTGTTAGAAATATGTTAATGAAAAAAGGTAGAATATCTGATGGTCAAGATTATATAAAACTTATTGAACAAGAATTTAAATTAGTAAATTTCGAAGTTTATTTAACTCAAGTAAAAAAATTATTCCAAGAGATTATAGATAACTATCGCATGAATAGGTACTACAATCCATTTGAAGCAAATTATGGTCAACCAACTGGTGATACATTTGGTGTTGAGTTTGATATAGCAAAAGTATTTGATGAGGTATGTGAAATGGCATCTAATGCAGCAGAATATTCTTTACCAAAACAAGATATAAGAATCAATACAGCAAAAAATTTAGCACAATCTAAAACTATTGATAAATTAAAAGATATATTATTAACTGTTAATTCAAATGAAAGTTACACCTCTACAAGACCCGCAAGTGTTGGTGCTCAGATTAGAGGATGTATGGATAGTAAGGCTAAAAACTATAATCCTAAAGCAACTATTGCTTCTCAATGTGTATATGATATTAAAGTTGCAAAATATAGAGATGTAAAAGTTTGTAACGATTCAAAAGCAGAAAATAAAGGTAAAGATGGTGATTGTGTTTATGTAAAAAGATGTTGGGAAGTTGGTAATAGATTTTATGGAAAAAAAGGAGATTGTTATCGTGCACCTAAAAAAACAAAAAATACTTCAACATCAACATCAACATCAACAGGAAGTTCAGGCGCAGCACCAAGTAGAAAAACATTAATTAATTTATCAAGTGCATCTAAAGTTGGTAAAGTAAGCGAAACTCTATCAATTCCAGCAGGAGGTAAAAGAGGAAGATTTTATGTAAATGTTTCGGGTCTATTCAGCGGTTACAGTTGGAGTATTTCTGGTAATCCAAGTTGGTTAAATGCAGATTCAACTGGTGAAAGTAGAGTTAATAGTTCTGCTAGTAGAGATGTTGGGTATAATATAGGAGCAAACGATACAGGAGCTGCTCGTTCAGCTACAATCACAGCTAGAACAAAATATGGTACTGCAACATTAAGAATTGTACAAGCGGCTGGGGCAAAAATATTACCCCCTCCACCAGACCCAGAACCAACACCTCCAACACCACCTGCTAAAAAACCATTTCGAACAAATGGCCCACAAACTATTAATTTTAGTTGGACTGGTGCGGTAAGTGGACAAGATATAATTAGAATTACTACTACTGATACTTGGTCATTTAGTGTAACTGGTATACCAGGACTTTATTATAGACCAAACTCAAGTAGTGGTAGAGGAAATGCAATTATTTCATTTGAAGGATGTGTAAGAAATTCTCAGAATAATCCAAACAGAGGTTATATAACAATAAAATCTGGTGATGGTATTGAAAGTAGACATTATTTGTATCAGGAATCTGCACCAAGAAATATTGGATATGGAGGAGGTAGTGGTGGAAATCAAGTGTTTGATGATGGTACTGGTGTAGGAGGTAAATTTGGACTATAGGAGATAAAATGGCAGGAGTAAAACCAAATAGAAACGGAGCATTCAACGGAGAAAAGGTCAATGGGTGGACTTGGTCTGATTTTACCAAGACATGGATTAATCTCGATGGTCTTATGAACCTGAAAGCACCTGCGATTAATCTTAATTTTGCACCTATACAAATAGATGCAGATGCCATAAAAAAAGGAATATCCGAAAGTCAATTCGGTCAAAACATGAAAGCTGTTTCGGCTGGAATTGAAAAAACTGATGGTACTTACGTTGGTGCAGGAAGTAGTGGTGGTACGATTCAATTTAAATCTACACCAAAGACTCAACCTACTCAGCAAATAAAAACAACACCAATAGTAGATACTGATGATAATTTTGTAGATGATGTAGTTGAGATTACAAGAGGAAAGGCTATTGTTGAAAATAATTCCAATTTTCCTGGAATAGTACCATCACAAGATAATACTCCTAATATTGGTGGTAATGCATTTGATGATGTATATAGAGATATCAATAATAATAATCGCTTCCCAGCTAAAGATTTTATGTTTACTCTTAACATTACATCAAGTCCAAATATTGGTACTTTCAATGTTAAGGGCTTAGGAGGAACTATCCAAGCTCCACATAATAAAAGATATTCATCTGCTGAATTTAGTACAATGAAAAAATTCGCAGTATTAGATGCGAATGGATATTTTTCTGAAGATTTCTTTACAGTACATAGACAAACAAAAACTAATCCTGTTTCTCAATATATGGGTGGTGGTTTAAAAGAGAGCTATGAAATTGTTATTAAAAGAAACGGACAAATAGTATCAACGATAACTAGCGGATATACTGGAAAAATTAAATTCAATCTTAAGAAAAGACAAATTGACCCACCACCAATACCATTTGTGGTAAAAGTGGATCCAGAGTTACCAAGTGGAGTAACAGCAACAGTAAATGTTGGAGGTACAACAGAAACAGTTGTAAATTCTGAAGATACAACGATTACTGCTCCACCTGATAGTACAGGTACGATAAATGTTAATTTAAGTGGTACTGATGATACTTGTAACTATCAATACTTACTTTATAAAGGTAATAAAAAAGTAGATAATGCTACTACTAAAAACTTTAGTACGAAAAATTTAGTTAAAGGTATTGATTATATTTTAAAAATTACCGTTACTAAATCAAAAAAAGTAGTTGATATTGTTACCGATGGACCAAATCCAAATTACATATACAGAAAAGAAAGATATTATGTAGATGGAACAGAAACAAGAGGTTCAGTTGCATCAGGACCTAAATCAGTAATTGTTACACCAAAATTACAAGGTGATAATATAATCAACTTTGGTGATGGAGCTGATGGTACTTTTCAAACTATTGATATTACTTATACATCTACAAATGCAGATGAAGTTATATTCACTATTGGAAAAACAAAACAAGTTTTAAAACCATCTGGTACTGTATCATTAAATGATGATGATTTATTTAATGGAGCAGGTAACTATACAGTTTATTTTCAAGGTAGGTCTCAAACTGATGGTACAGGTGATATTGTACCAATAAAATTCACAGCAGTAAGAAAAGATTTATTACCAGGTCCTGATATTATAACAATTGATTATCCTAATGAAGTATATGGTGCTGATTATCAAGGATACAATGTTGAGTTTGAAACATCATGGACATCTGTTAATACAAACTATGTTGATATCTACATTAATGATGTAACAGATAAGAAAAAAATAGCATCTAAAAGACCTGCTGATGGTTCTCAAATGTGGAACATTAGAGATATCCTTAAAAAAGCAGGTGATACTTTAAATGAAGATGTTGATGCAGTTGTATTTGATTTATTATTTATTCCATACAACGAAGAAGGAGATGCAAAAACAGCAGGTAAAACTGAAACTATTCAAATTAGATTTGATAAAGGTAATATCAAATTAAGAAGAGATGAAGTTTTAAGAGATATTAAAGAGGCAATATGTGATGTATTTGATACAAGTGTTTTAGGTGGTGATTCATCTAAATATTTAACTCACTTAATGCACTTTGGTGAAGCAGATAATCAAGTTATCGCATCTTGGGATACGGATTACGAAACTTTTTCAGAATACGAATTTAAGGAAGATACTGGTGAAAGAATAAAAGTACATGAAGAAAAAACTCTTGTATTCAAATTATACGAACCTTTAAAAAGAGATATACAACCAAACCAACAGATTTGGGTATCTAAAATACAATCAATTCCTTATGTAGAACAAGTAACTATTGTAAACGAATCTATCGAAGATTGTAAAGAACTTGTACCAAACTTCGGAACAGATGTATGTGGAGAAAATATTGGATTCCAATTATATGATGATTTAATTGCAAGTGGTTCTTCTTCATCTACAAAACTTTTAACAGAGTATGTTAGTGGTAGTGGTTTTGATTTAAAAAAATTAGATATAAACTTTGCGAGTGCTTCTAAAGAAGTAAGTGGTTCTGTTATTATTGAAAATAACCATACATGGGGATGGGATAATTTTGTAAAATATTCTTCTGCAGAAGAAAGAGTTGATAACTTTATGTATAAAATAAAGTTAATGGAATTTTATCAAGATAAAATTGATAAATTAGAATCTGGCTCATTCCACACTGGTTCATTAACATTAAGAAACGAAATCAACCAAAACTCAGAATCAATACAAAAAGTAAAAGATAACTTTGATGCATTTGAAACATTTCTATTTACTTCTTCCTCAATAGATGGATTGACTTATCCAGGAGCCGGAGGTAGTTCTGTATCTGCTTCAGATTCAAGTGAAGGTGAAGGATGGTATAATTCAATTGTAACATCTGCAAGAAATTATGATTATTACAATAAAGATTTCTTAATTAATAATTTACCACTTCATGTACAGAACTCTCAAGATTCTGAACAATTTAAAACATTCTTTAATATGATGGGGCATCATTTTGATGTTTTATATTCATATACAAAAGCAATATCTGAAAAGAAAAAATTAGAACACAAGTATAATTTAGGTATAAAAGATTCCTTATTATCTCAAATGTTAAAATCTTTAAGTTGGGATACTAAAGTTCCTGCTAAAGCTCAATCACTTTGGGAATATGCATTCGGTGAAACATCGGATGGTACTTCTGTTAATTCAATGACAGGTAAGGAAATGCAAAACCAAATATGGAGAAGAGTATTAAATAACTTACCTTACTTACTAAAACACAAAGGTTCGAGTAGAGCAGTAAAAGCAGCACTTGCTTGTTATGGTGTACCTTCTTCTATGTTAACAATAATGGAATTTGGTGGACCAAGAAATGCAGATGGTGGTACAACTAAGTTTTCGTTTGAAGATAGAACAGCTGCATTAAATGTAAGTGGTTCTCAACAAGTTTTAATTCCATGGAAAGAATATACTGAAACATCTGATTACCCAAATTGTATTGAGGTAAGAATTAATTCTGATAAGAGACAAACTCAAAATGTAGTTTCGAGTTCACTTTGGAGTGTTGATGTAGTTCATTTTAAAGGTAATGAAGGTAAATTAAAACTATCAGTTGCAGATAACACATCTGTTTATTCTGTAACATCTTCAGCATTTCCGTTCTATAATGATGAATACACTCAAATTATTGTAACAAAAGATAGTAATACATTTAATGTATATGGTAAAGAAGCATTCCAAGAAAGAATTAGAAGTGAAGTTTCAGCATCAATAGAAGTTGAAAATCACATTTGGCAAACAGATACAACCTTAAGATTAGGTGGTGATACTTTTACAGGTTCAATAGATGAATTTAGATTATGGACTACTCCATTATCTGAATCAAGAATGGATAACCACACATTGATGCCAGATGCAATTGATGGTAACCACCACTCATCATCTACTGAAGATTTAATATTTAGATTAGATTTTGAATATCCAAAAGATAGAGATAATGACCCTTACATTAAAAATGTATCTATAAATGAAGGATATGGAGAATCATTTGCAACTGCAAGTGGATTTGATTCTATATCAGATTATCCATATCATTACACAACATACGAAAGAACTGTAACAGCAAATGTTCCTTCTAGTGGATTTAATGTTTCTCAGAAATTTAGATTTGAAGAACAACAAGGTTTAAATGAAGATATTGATGATGGATTGACTCTTTCTTATAGAGAACGTTCTACTAAAAAATCATTTGATACTTCACCTATTGATTCAAATCAATTAGGATTATTTTTCTCACCAATAAAAGAGATTAATTTAGATATACTGAAATCAATAGGTCAATTTGAAATTGATGATTATATTGGTGACCCATCTGATGAATATAGAAACGAGTATAAAGATTTAAGAGTATTAAGAAATTATTATTTTGAAAGATATAATTTAAATTTATATGAATACATTCAATTAGTAAGATATATTGACCAATCATTGTTTGAAGTATTAGAATCATTAGTACCTGCAAGAGCAATTGTATCAAGTGGATTATTAATTGAACCACACTTACTTGAAAGAAATAAAGTACAAAGAACAAAACCCCAAGCAGTAGATTATGGCTCTAAGTTTCAAGATGGTGTTCTTGATGCGAGAGAAGCATACCAACTAGCAATGGTACCAATATCTCAATGGCCGGCTGATTTACGATTAAAAGAACAAGTAAGATTATCTGGTTTACAAGACCAATATGATTCTTTTATTACAAACGTAAATCCAAACTTCCAAGGTACATTCCAAGATTTAATTGGTAGATTAAGAGATGTATCTCCAACATTTGTATCAACTTATGATTTAATTGATGGTACGATTACGGATTCAAAGGTAGTTGATAAATTATTAAGACAATTTGAAGTATTAGGTGCACAATCTCAAGTTGGAATAGATACAGATAATTTAACAAACGGATTAGCAGGTATAACTGCACAGAATGGATTCGCATATATAACTAAGTTAGATGGTCAAGGTAATTTAATAAAAGAACATAAACAAGTATTTGCAGTAACTGATAGTTTTACAATTAAAGAACCTGTACAAATAGATTCTAATGACCCATCATTGGGTACACAATTAGTAGATGTTACTAAAACAAGAAAGTATATTGTATTTGCAGATATAGGAGATAATGGACCTCAAGTAGGACAAAAAGGAAAATTTGGAACAATTATAGCAGTAGAAAGAGTAAATTCAAATGGTGGTAAGTTAAGAGGTCAATTAGGTATGGCTAACTTGGGTGAGAAGTATGGTGGTAGAAGTTTTAGAAATCCATCAATACAAACAGCAAGAACTACTATTGACGGTAAATCACCAATAGAAACCTTCTGTACTAACCCTAATATACTTAAAGTATCTGATACTTCAAGAGGAGCAGGAGAACCAATTTTAGAAGTAGATGTAAAATAAATAATTAATTTTTAAAATAGTTATATTTATATATTGTAAACACAGAGGAATAAATTATGGCATATTTAGATAATTCAGAAATTACGGTTGATGCTATCCTTACGAGAAAGGGTAGAGAACTTATGGCTAATGGTCAAGGAATCAACATAACAAAATTTGCATTAGGAGATGATGAGATTGATTACTCATTATACGAACCAGCACATCCAAAGGGTAGTGCATATTACGATGCAGCAATCAAAGCAATTCCAATCACAGAAGCTTCACCAGATGAAACTCAAGTATTGAAATATAAATTGGTAACTTTACCAAAAGGTACTAAAAAGATTCCACAAGTGGAATTTGGTATCCCATCTATTTCAGTAAATCAAAGTTCAGGTCAAGTTTCTTTAACTCCAACAACTTCACCAGCAGGAAATGCACAAGGTGGATATACTGTTATTCTTTCTAACAAGAACGCAGGTTCAGTTGTAGGTAGTGGTGTTGCAGCTGGAAGTGGTACTGTTCCTTTAGTTCTCGGAGAGGAAATTACAACAACTGCAGCAATAGAAGTTGGACAAACATTCGCATTTATTCCTAACCCAAGTATTACACAAACAATTAAAACAACGATTACTGTATATGGTAACGAAACAGGAGGTTCACAAACTATACCTGTAACTGTTACTTATGTACAACCAACATAATAACGGAGATTAATAAAAGATGGCACAAATAACAGGACAAGCAGGGGTTAATTTATCAGCTGATTTAGCATCATATCTATCTCAGAATAATGGTAACCTAACTTCTGAACAATTAACCGGAATCATCAACAATTACTTAAGTGGTGGTGATAAGGTACAAGCTCAAGGTGGAGCACTTTCCACTGGTGTTTACAAAAGATTTGGAGAGTTTGATACTGTTCAAGGAAAAGTAGATACTATAACTGCAGGATTATGGAGTGGTGATACAGGTAGTATGACATCATTCTTTACTTCATCTAACCAAACTGCAGCAACATTAGAATATTACTTAAATGTATATAACGCTGACCCTGCAACTGATGAATCAGCAACAGTACAATATGCTATCGCATTTGGAAACAAATATGGAAGTGGTTCAACTTCTTTAGCAAATGATGATTCATCAACTCAAGCAACTAAAGCAACATACGCTCAGTATCGTTCTATTTTATTAGAAGAAGATGATGAAATGTTCTCATTTGCATCTGCATCTGATGGAACTCATGATTCAGAAGATATCTTTGTTATCAACGTAGCTCGTGCCCGCTACAAAGAAACAATGGATCCTGGTAACATTGAGTTTATCTTAAGTGGTTCAAATGGTACTCAAAGATTCATCGATGATAGTGGTAAAAAATTCTCAAACACAGTTGGTAAAGCTGGTAGAGTATTTAACATTGTAAGTGGTTCACTTAACTTAGGTACAGAAAACGACCCAACAATTGCTGAAAACTATTCAAGTGGTACTGCAGCTGGACAAGGATTTGGATTATTTTATCCAGACCAAGGTTTAATCGTACTAAACCCAGCAGCTCTAAGAGCAACAGTAGGAACTTCAATAGATAGTGGTTCGGTAGGTGGAGCATGGTTAAGTAAAACCTTTGATTATGAAGGACAAAACGCTTTCTTATTACACCACATGCTTCAAGGTAGTGGTTCATATGGAGCTGATTTCCAAGCAAGAAGAGTAGAAAACGTTTCTACATCACACTACTTTGTAAGAGCACAGAATAGAGAATTTAACTACTCTAATAACCCAACATTCGTAACGGGTTCAGATGGTACATTCAAAGAATCAGATTTCGAAACAAATCCAAGAACTTATATTACAGCAATTGGATTGATGAATGATGCTAACGAGATTTTAGCAGTTGCGAAAACTTCTCAACCAATTGAAAAATCATTTGATAAAGAAGTATTAATCAAAGTAAAACTTGATTTCTAATCATCGCTTTTCAAACAAACATATCAAACCCCATCGTGAATGGGGTTTTTTATTTCAATATATTTATATAGAGGAATTATATCTATGTTAAAGAATATATCTAAATCAAACGTACAACAGAGAAGCTTTAAGGTGTATAAAAAATTTATGGCATCTGAAGGTGATTATCCTGTCATGAAGTTGTATGATAAAAATTCATCTAATCATGAAGCAAGTGGTTCGTTTAACAAAGATACGTTTGAAAGAACTATAAGTGGTTCTGTGATAAATTCCTTTCACAAACATCCAATGTACAAATCAATCAGACACAAATACTTTCTTCAGAATGATTTGGTACAAATGTTTGGTCCAATATCTAATCTATATGATTTTTCAAATGAAAGAAGGTTAGAAGAAAATGTTTATGTAATAGATATTGACCAAATAAAATATGGAGAGGGTATAAAGCCAAACTCTATAAGATTAACATCACCACAACTTGTATCAGGTTCGTTAGTAACTGATGATGGTAAAGGTAGATTGATTGGAAAAACTACGGAGTATCAATGGCAAAGGTTAGATTTCAATCAATTTGAAAACGATTTTACAAAAGGTGCTGATATAATATTTAGTGATACGGATTCTAATGAAGTAGTAGTAAGAGTACAACAACCATATGGAATGGATTTTCAGAACCCAACAGTAAAAATGACATATGAGGGTGATACTGATGAAAGAACTCTTACAAGATTAGATGCATATACCGATACGTTCCAAACAGGTAGTGAAGGTATAGCTGACTTTCAAGAAGGATTAAACTTTTTAGGTTCAGGTCTTGAGCAGGTACAAATAGGAAATGTATTTTATGCAGATGGATTAATTATGTTTACTACAAACAATAATGATGTTACTGATTATGATTTAGAATATCGTTCAACTAAAACAGTTCATGAATTAGAGGTACTATGTCAAGCTGGTGATTGTGAGTTTAACTATTCACAAAACCCATCAGCAATAGATGTTACTGTGAGTGGTTCATATACTTTCCTTCCAACACCAACAGGTCCACCAAGAAATGGGAGAAGAAGAAATTGGGATAGTGAACCAATTAGAATTAAACAAATAACAACAATTGATAGAACTGCAGAATATTATGGTTCTGTAACAAGTTCTGAAACTGGTGATTATGTAACGGGTTCATGGGAGGATTATTACACATATTCACTAACAGACCCAACTGGTTCATATTTAACAACATTTGTATCAACAATTGGGTTATATGATGATAACAATAATTTGGTAGCAGTAGCAAAATTACCAAGGCCTATCAAAAAATATCCTGATATGGCAGTGAATTTTATTGTTAGAATTGATTTATAACATATTTATATAATACAAAGGAGATAAACATTATGGCTTCAATAAAAGACTTATACGATAAATCAGAATTTTCAAAATTTCCAAAAGGAAAGAATTTGGATAAAACTCCAATTTCAAAAGATGATTTTGATTTAAAAGAATTATCTAAAGATGAAAAAGCTTTGAAACAAGCAAGAGGTGGTAAATTAAACCAAACTCCTTATTCATCTACTGTCAAACTATAAACAAGACGTTTGAGTTTATTAATTAATCGTTCCAAAAAATGGGGATTTATTCATATACCTAAAACTGGTGGTACATCAATGACTTCAGTTTTAAAAGCTCAAGAAGGTACTGAATATGTTTCTAAATCTCATAATCACATAGGTAAGTTTGAGAATATAAAGGATTACTATATTTTTTGTATAGTAAGAAATCCTTTTACTCGTTTTGCATCTGCTTACTATCATGAAATAAGAAAACATGGATTTATGAGTGTAAAAAAATTCATAGATTCAATTCATGAATTTGATTATTTATTTTTTCCCCAAAGCTATTTTATCAATAACGGAAGCTCAGAAGAAAAAAAAGTGAGCTTTGTTGGTAGATATGAAAACTATGAAAATGATATAAATGAAATATTCAAAAAAATAGGAATGAAAGATACTATACTACCACACTTAAATCGTAATCCAATTTACGATAAACATCCAAATCTAAATCAAGAAAATTTTTACAAACATATGTATCAAGAAGAGTGGATGGTTAATTGGGTACGAGAGAGGTACTTAAATGATTTCAAAATTTTTAACTATGGGATGGACTTACCAAGGTAGACCAATAACAGAAATTTCTGATATGCCCGAGGGGA